TCCTCGTCAAGTGATCCTCATCCATCCTAGCAATACCAGGCTGAGTGAGGCACTTAGTAAGAGCTGGTACACCGTCTAGAGGACTCCATGGAACAGGGGCCCTCAGGGTGTAACCCTTCACCTCCGGGCGATGAAGATGCTCGTGATGGCGCCCAATATCGGGAGCACAACGAACGTCAACTCGACCCAGAAGAGGCGAAGTGCTCGAAACAGAGGGATACACGCCTCGAAGAAGCGCGTGTATTTCTGTATCGAGCTCGTCGACAGTTTCGAACCAACCAGCCTCGCAAAGCTGGTTACGGAACGAGACCAACGACACCAGTTCTTTCGCGGAGTGAATCGAGGTCGGAAACCTCTCGCGGACTCTGACTATGCTAACATCAGAGCCGTAGAGGAACTCCTTCCCACAGGACTCTCTGAACGGTCCAGTCCAGAAAGACTTGTGACGATTCACTAGGAACCCGAAGGTCTCCAGTGTTTCGATCGATTCTTCGGCCAAGTCCGTGGGAACGATGATATCGTCCCCATAGACCCGAACCCGCCCCTGTAGCGTTTTGACAGACGCGACAGAGATAGGTGTGCTAGACTTGCGGAGACACGCCGCGATCACGATGGCCGTAAAGACCATCGACTCGATCGGAAATGTCATCGCAGAGCCCATCGACGCAAACTTCTGGAGGGTGATAACCTCTCCAGAAGGTAACTGACAGCGGGTTGATCTGCAAGCTTGCAGGGCCTCAAGAAAATGGGGCCAAGCAGCAAACAGCTCTTCCACTAGCCAGTTAGCTACGCGGTCGCTCGCTTCACTAAGATCTAGTGTTGCTAACGACCCATCTCGTGAACCTCTCTGCGCCATCAGCTGATTAGGCTTTTGGTCGGTGAAGCCCACGAAATCCCGAGACCTGGAGTTTGACTCCAGTTTCGGCACGATAGACTGCAAGAGAGCCTGCTGTGTGTACTGCATCACAGTGGGCTCAATGGCAATCAGTCGTGGTGTAGCTTGTGTCTTAGGAACGGCCGTCAGAAGAACCGGCGGTTCGTCCCTGGGGCTCAGCCACGTGACTTCCTGGTCCTCCTGCGCAAAACGCAGGTTAGGCAGGGCGTATTCCCGAAAAGGGAATAGGAACTCGAGTCGGTCATGCCAGTATGGCATGATCCACTTGTCGTTACCACGGCGTTTG